GCCTGCCGGAAGTGTTATACATGTTGAACAGCAAAAAGGCAATAACACATTTACATCTTCCGGTAGTGTTTGGGTTGACTCTGGTGTATATTTTGATTACACTCCTAAGTCTACAACTAGTTTGATAGTTTGTCAAGTACAAGTAAATGTATGGAGAAGCCCATCAGGTGCTTATTTTGGCGTAAGGGTTATAAATTCTGGTGGTAACACAGGAACTAAAGCTACTTGGGGAGATGGTTATAATAGCACTGGGAGTATATCATGGGATACTAATTATCAATTTAGTTATATTTCCGGAACCACATCACAAGTAACACATACGTTTCAAATACATCCAGGTGGCGGTGGTATGTGGTTCCCAAATAACGCACCTACATATTCTCCTGATAGTCGTTGGGTGGCAACAATAACAGAGGTAGCACAATGAGTAATTTATATGTGGATAATATAGTTGAAAAGACTACTGGTGCTGGTGTACATATTCCTGGTCATGTAATTCAAACTCAGACAGGTATTTTTACATCTGTAGTTAATACAACGTCAGGTTCTTATACATCTTTGATATCAGCAAATATTACACCTAAGTTTGCTTCTAGCAATATATTAATTATGGCAGCTATTGGTGGATTATATATGAATACCAGTGGTGGTAGTAACCAGCATCATTGGAGAATGGCTAGAACAGTATCGGGCGGGTCAACTGTTGGAGTAACAGGACAAAATACAAACTTTCACACAGAGATGGGAAGAGGGTTTACAACAGCAGGTATGAGAGCAAACGTAAATATGAATATAATAGATTCTCCTAATACTACAAGTCAGATAGCTTATGACGTTCAAGTATCATTGTTTACTGGTTCAGGTGGTATACAAATAAACGATACTTCTGGAACAAGTACTATTATATTAATGGAGATAGCACAATGAGCAGTATATTAAAAGTTGATCAGATACAAACTACAGCAGGTACTGCACCAACAGCGGCTGACTTAGGGCTGAATGTAAGTGGTAATGTACTTCAGGTCGTAAGCCAAGAAGTTATTAGTTACACAGCCGTTTCAAGTACAACATCTAAAATTGTGTATGCGTCATTAACAACAAAAGCCGCGAACAGTAAATTTCTTATTCAAGGGCAAGTAAATACTAGGGGCGTGAATTCATATCAGGACACAGATTTAGCGTTAGCTATGGGGTATAAGACAGGATCAGGTAGTTCATCTTCAACTGACTACACTGGAATCCATCCTTACAACTTTACTAGAGAAAATGTGGCAGGACTTAACGCCTACTTATCCTTCGACACACACGCAAACGGTTCGCAAGGAGATCAATATTTTTTCAATCCACACCCTTACCAAAAACTAATTTCCCCCAACATAGCGGCAGGACAGCTTATGGACTTTGCTATTTTTGCTAGTACAGCCAATGGAACTTGGGTATTTGGTCAAAGCACTTCGAGTAGTGCGGATATAGGTTACTTCCAACATTTAACTGTATACGAAATAGCAGGGTAATACGATAATGAAATCCAAGGATAAAGCAAGGAAAATAAAATGAATACTATAACAATTGCAACAGCATTAACAGAACTGGGCGTTACGGAGTGGGTACTGCGTGGCGAGCCAACAACAGAAGCTGAATTCACAACCATGTTCGCCAAAGTAACTGGCGAAGATGAAAATGGTTCAGCAATTGAAAGCCAAGACCCAAGTGATTGGGGAACAACTTGGGCAGAAGTAAGTGCTAAGAAAGACGAACTTTTAGCCGCAGAGCCCATGCGTTTATTACGTGAAGAACGTGATAAATTAATTGCAGCCACAGATTGGTGGGCAAGTAGTGATTTAACTATGTCAGATGAACGCACAGCATATAGACAAGCATTGCGTGATATTACAGAAAGTGCAACATCTCTTGATGATGTAACATGGCCAACAAAACCATAAGAGTTTATTGTAAGGAAAATTAAATGCTAATTGAACAGAACCAAATTACAGTAAATGGAGTAGTAGGAACCCCATTAACATCTGCAGACATTACTGTAGACGCTAATGGCAAAGTTGGTATTGGTACAACTAGTCCAGGTTCTACATTAGATGTTAAAAATGGCACTGCTAACACACAAGTCGCATCATTTTCTGGTGCAGACTCTGGAGGCGGATTAAAAATTAAAACTGCTTCAACAACTAGAAACGATGACACTGTAATTTTTAATGCTAGTGATGCATTTGGAGAAATTGCCTTTGCTTCTGATAATACTGAAGTTATGCGTATTAGTGACAGTTACAATGTGGGTATTGGAACAAATGATCCTCAACAGATGTTACACATAAGAGGCACCAGTCCTCAAATTATGCTGGAAGATAGCGATGCTACTGGAACTCCATATTCTAAATTAAGCGGTGTTGATGGTAATCTATACTTTCAAGCAGATGAGGGCAACGAAGCTGCAGGTAGTTTTATAAGTCTTCGTGTTGATGGTAGTGAGAGATTAAAAATTGATGAAAACATTATTAGAGTAGCAGGCGCAGGTGGACCAGTAGATAGTAGTGAAACTGCTTTTGATATGGTGTTTCCAGCTGATAGTGGCATAGCATTTGGTGGTGGTTATACTTTTAGTAATATTTTCGGCGATGCTTTAGGTAACTTATTCATAAAAGCAAATGCGTATCCTGCTAATACTGGTAGTGAAAGTAGAATAGAATTTAAAGCCTCAAATAGCGGCGGCGGCGCAGGTGATGCAATGACTTATGCTGGTAACGGTATTTTAACTATTGGCAGTAACTATGGAACCAACGGAGGTTGGGAAGGTGCTAGTAGTAATCCTAAACTACAAGTAGAACAAGATGATGCATATAGGGGTATTTCACTAAGGGTAACTGGAAGTTCAAATGTTCATCCTACACTGTCACTGGATCGAAGTGGTCCCAGTGGTGATCAAACAACAAATAGTGCTAAACTAGGTCAAATAATGTTCAACGGGTCAAGCGGTTCTTATATTGGCAGAGTTGCTGCTTCTATTACATCTGAACAATTTGGAGACTATACTGCCGGATATGTGCCTGGACAACTGAAATTTAACACAAGTAATACTACAGCAACACATAATGGGCAAAGTCCTTCAGGAAGTCATCAAAAAAGACTTACTATTAATCCTGCGGGAGATTTTTTGATTGGGGCACAATTCAATTATCACGTTGTAAGTGGTACTGCTAATCCAAACGTTGCATTTCAATACGATTTTTATAGAGAGTCATATGGACATCCAATGAAAATTACGTGTGCTATTAGTCACTGGAATGGTGGATATATGAGTTATACAGAAGGTTTTTATTGGGGATTTAATACAGCAATGAGCAGTAATGTTCTGCACAGTTATAATGGCGGCAATGGTAGTTGGACAATAAGTTTCCCAACTAGTAATATTGTTAGAGTAAAAATGAACGGAGATGCCAGCTATGGTTACGGCAGTGGTTGGTATATAAAACTAGAAGGTAATTTAAGAAGGACACATACACACGCATGACTTATATAGTATTTAAAAATAATGAAGTAGTTTTTTCTGGAGATAGTTTACCTACGTTTGATGATGATACACTAATAATTACTAACAACTTGGAAGAATATGATCCAGGTTATGATTATAGTGTTGTTGACGGCGAAGCAGTACAGGGTGAACTTAGAGAAATACCCCATCCTCCAGAAGAAGAATAATGGATAAATAAGTGTAATAGCAATAGGATTATTACACAATGGCAATCAACTTTCCAACTAGCCCCAGTAATGGTGATTTATATAGTGCCGTAGGCAGAACCTGGCAATATGATTCCAGTGCAAGTGCATGGAAAAGTTTAAGTGAAAGCAATGTAACACTTACTGGTTTAGGTGTACCAAATCACGATACTCTGGACATCAACAGTAGCGGACAAATTGGCGATCACTTAATACCTGACACTGATATTACACGTGACTTGGGAACTGCCAATAACCGCTGGAGAGATTTATATCTAAGTGGAAACAGTATCCAATTGGGTACACGGGAGATTACACAGGATAATGTTCCTGATGTAAATCTTAGTATTGCACCTGAAGTACTTGAGATACAAGTAGATGCACCTGATGCAGGTCAAGCTACAATGTGGAAGTGGACTTGGGAACAATCAACACTTCCTTATGCCAGACGTACAATTACCAATTCAAATGAATTAAATGTTCCTCTTTATAAAGAAGGCACATACGTAGTCAATAACTTTGCGGCATATGACATACATGGAAGTATGACGCAAACACATTCACTATACCTTAAATGGGTAGATGGCGCTGGCACAGATAACTTGGTATCCTGGGCAACAAGTGCAGGTCCAATAAGTGATACACATCCAGATATAAATGGCGGCAACGCAACAGACGTACAACGGATTAGTGTTAGTGTTCCAGCAACAATTACATTACCAAGTTTAACTAGCCCATCAGTCAGCTATAGTGTAGTTAACAATGGCAGTGGTGGATACACCTTTAGTGGTAGCGCCAAAGGCGATAATCCCAACTTAGGGCCGTTTTATAGAGGCGGTACTTACACCGTAAACATAAACGCCACTGGACACCCATTTTATTTTACAACAGATAACGGAACAAACTTTGCCTCAGGTACATACTTTGGTGAGTACACAAGCGGAGTTACTGGCTCAAGAACAGACAGTGGCACTATAACATTTACGGTACCAGCAAACGCACCAGATACGCTTTATTACCAATGTGGTAACCACGGCGTAATGAGAGGTGAAATTACAGTCAAGGACTTGGCTGTCGAAACAAATATTAACGGCAACTATGTTGTTTATTTCCAACACACGCAGGAAGGACATAGGACGGCTGTTGAACTGAGACCTATTCCAAGTCTTGTTAATCAGATGTGCTTGGTATACGACAGCACTAGTGGTAAATTTGTACCACAGGATTTGGCAACCTATGTAGAAAACACACCTAGTTTTGAGAACAAGATACGTGAAGTGGCAGGTACAGCAGAATTAGTGGTCGAGGACGGCAGTGCCGTAATCGCTAAAGTTAATGTGTATGATGATAGCACATATTTACCACTAACAGGAAACAACCCAGGCGATCAGGCATTTGCTACTGATACTGATATCTTGTATATCTGGGACGGCAGTGCTTGGCAACAAGCCGGAGCTGCAAATAGTGATGACTTAACTGAAGGTTCAACAAACTTATTCTTTACAAATGAACGAGTAGACGATCGTGTTTCTGCACTAATAGTGGGCGGTAATAATATTACTTCTACATATGAT